CTGGTTTGGGACCAGGACTAACGTGTGTTCGAATCACACCGCGCAGACCAATCACGCGTCCATGGCAGAATGTCGATGCATCAGCCTTCCAAGTTGACAATGTCGGTTCAATTCCGGCTGGACGCTCCAATTATTGACAACTAATCGTAGATGTGATATTATGAAAAAATAGGCGTCAGCTCTGGTGAGCAGGAGGGCCTTATAATCCCTTAGCGCTAGATGAGCGTTCACGGCTGGGTTCGACTCCCAGGGCGCCTACCATACACTGGAGATCGTAACTACGCACAAACAGGAGACAAAAATGAAAGCCCACTTCGTGTCGGATCTCCATCTGGAGTTCTCCGATCTAAAGCTCACTGGTGGGGAGCTACTGATCCTCGCGGGTGACATTCTGGTCGCAGATGTATTCCGACCGATTCGGACCGATAAGATGGCGGAGAAGTTGAGGTATCGCTTCAACCGCTTCTATAACACTGAGTGCAGCAAGTACGATCGAGTACTCTGCATTCTTGGTAACCATGAGCACTATCACGGCGTGTACGATCATTCTGCCGATCTAATTCGCCAGAATCTTCCGAAGAATGCCCAGCTCCTAGACGACGATACTGTCGTTATCGGAGACGTTACGATATTCGGAGGAACTCTCTGGACGGACATGAACGATGGTGATTACTACACGTTGATGACCGTAGGTAACGGAATGAATGATTTCCGTATCGTTGACAAGATCGACGCTAGCGGAAATTTACGCACCTTTCGTCCAAGAGACGCGATGGAGAGCCATAAGGTGACATTGGAGAAGCTCAGTAAAGCTTACGACGAGCATGCGACTGAGCGGTTCGTGGTGGTCACTCACCATGCACCGACGCCGCTCTCGGTCGATCCGAGATACAAGGGTTCCCATCGTGAAAACGGTGGATACTTCTCCAATCTCGGAGAGTTCATCTTGAGTCGACCGAAGATCTCTACCTGGGTCCATGGACACATGCACCTGCCTGTCGACTACACCGTAGGAAACTGTCGCGTCATTTCCAACCCACGGGGTTACCACCCGCACGAAGAGACTTCGCTCTCCTTCGATTCGTCGCGCGTACTGGAGCTGTAAGCTCGGTGCCGTGACGAATCCAAGGGAGTGCTAGAAAGGAGGAGCCATGGCTTACTCAGATATAGTTATCGACCACTATAATAATCCACGCAACGTAGGCTCTCTCGACAAGGCCGCCGATGATGTCGGTACCGGCCTTGTCGGAGCGCCGGCGTGCGGAGACGTGATGAAGCTTCAGATCAGAGTCTCGGCCGACGGCATCATTCGAGACGCCAAGTTTAAGACCTTCGGCTGCGGCTCGGCGATCGCTTCTTCGTCACTGATAACCGAATGGGTCAAAGGTAAGACGCTCGACCAGGCGGAAGCGATCAAGAACACCGAGATCGCCCAGCACCTGGCGCTGCCTCCGGTAAAGATCCACTGCTCGGTTCTCGCCGAGGACGCGATCAAGGCAGCGATCGCCGACTATCGCGCCAAGACGTTGGCAGCCGAGTAAGACAATATACCGATGCCCAATTTACTAGAAGGAATGTGTCGTGACATCAATGTACGTAGTCTATCACAAGAAGACCGGTAATTTCGTCAGTGAGCTTAGGTCGCTCGACGAAGCTGCTAGAGAAGCATCCAGGCTAAATGCTCTTCACCACTGCAGGGAGTACTCCTTTTGCAGTCGCAACACATACTATAGAGATCGAGATGCCGGCGTGCGCAAGGGCGAGACAACCAGATACCAGCACGGCTGACTTTTGACGGCTACTCGTTCTTATTGCCGAAGAGCTGAAGCATCATGATGAACAGGTTGATGAAGTCGAGGTAGAGAGTCAGGGCTCCCATGATCGCCTTCTTGCCCATCACGTCGGAGGCGTCGAGCTCGTCGTAGAGCTCCTTGATTCTCTGAGTGTCGTAGGCGGTCAGGCCGGTGAACACCAGGACTCCGATCACTGAGATCGCGAACTGCAGAGCCGAGGATGCTAGAAAGACGTTCACGATCGATGCCAGGATGATGCCGATCATTCCCATGAACAGGAAGGAACCGAAGCCAGAGAGGTCGCGCTTGGTCGTGTACCCGTAGAGGCTGACTCCGGCAAAGGCACCAGCTGTGATGAAGAACACGCGAGCGATGCTCTGACCAGTAAAGATCAGAAAGATCGATGCGAGAGACAGCCCCATCAGCGACGCATAGATCCAGAACACCGCCTGGGCAGTGAGAGCCGACATGGCGTGGATCCTGGCGGCCAGAAAGAACACGAGGCCGATCGGTGCCAGCATGACGACCCACTTCAGTGGAGAGACGAAGAGTAGTTCGGCGACCGCCGGGTTGGACATCGAGTAGGTCGCGGTCACGTAGGCGATCAACCCAGTCAGCGCGAGCGCGCTGGCCATATAGTTGTAGATACTGAGCATGTACTGCCTCAGGCCGGTGTCGTACTGAGCGACTTCAGCCTCTGAGCGAGTCATGTATTGGTGCAGAGGATCTCGACCGACCTTCATCGCAACCTCCTTCTAGATTCCCATTCCTCGACGAACCGCGTGATACATCTCTGACGAGTGCTTGTCCGACATCGATGTCGGAGCGCCCTTCTTAAAGTCACCGACGTTTCCTGCGGCTGCGTGAGCGCGCATCTTAGACGCTGACATTCCTGCAGCGCCCTCGGAGTCCGGATCTCGCTCGCCGGCGCTGTGAACGTGTATGTGCTTAAAGTTCCAGTGATCGGCCTTGCCGTTGTACTTATGAATGACGTCGCTGTAGTCCTTGACTCTGTCGCTACCAGCGACCATGTGTAGGTCAGTGTGCCCAGCGCTCGACAGTCGCTTCAGGTGGTGGACGAACGCTGGGTGCTCCTTCGACGCGACGGATAAGTTGGTGCTCGGGAAGGCTCGGCGCGCGTGCTTGAGCTTATCCTTGGCCGACAGAGGGTTCTTCTTCGCGTCCTGGCTGTGAGACAGGACTATCTCGTGGTGGGCGCCGTGCTTCTTAGCCAACTCATGGACTTTGTCGACTAAGACTTGGTGACCGGTCGTCGGTGGGTTCATGCGTCCGAACGCGAACACGACGGGCTTACGCCTCGACGCCTCGCTCAGGTACTGGCGAAACCCTATCACCGACGCCTTCCGAGCAGGTTCCGTCGGCTAAACTCAGACCTGTCGATGAGCTTGCTCGGAGTGCCGTGATGGATCACGTACCCCTCTGGGTTTGCCTTCTCTCCGGCGTGAGTGTGCTCGAGGTCTGAGTGCTTGTTGAGAGTGTGGACCAGTACGTTCTTAGCGCGCTGAAGGTGACCGTGCATGGCCAGGAGGTTGTCGTAGTGCTCTGAGTTCGCCTCGACGTGCTCTAGGCTAGCCTTCCTCTCGCTATCGACTCGCGCTCTATTCTCAGGCTTCTTGTACCCCTCGGCGGTCTTACGGTACCTAGAGTCGAGGCTCTTAGAGAACCCCTTGGCCGACGGCTTCTCGCCGGTTCGAACCGTGTGGTTGATGTATGTCTCCAAGTGACCGCCGGCTCCCGAGTGACGCTCGGTGGCCGAGTACATCTCGCGCCCGTGCTCGTCGTGAACCTTCTTAGCCGCGGCCATGTGCCTGTGAAACGCGTCTCGAGACTTCTTATCGTAGTCGACTCGACTCGTGTCGTGCCTTGGGTCGACCGAGTACACGTCTGAGTGGTGCTTGAAGTTCTCGTGGTCGACGTCGTGGTGCGCCGACATATCCGTGACGTCTGAGCCGTGGTACCTCAGGTGAGTCACGACTCCGATCTTAGCTCGACCGACTCTCTCGGCCTCTCGACCGTGAGCCGCGTAGGTCAGACCCGATGGGTTCGGATGAAAGGATACCTTAGCCATGCTCGACGTCTCCGTGCCCGAACATCATGTCTCCCTGGTACACACCCTTCCTAGGAGTCGTCTTCGGAAGGTGGTCGAGGGCCTGCTTCAGCTTATCGGCCAGCCCGGGAGCGTGGCCGTGGTTCCTATCGACGTCGGAGTGAGTGTAGTTGATCTTCGGGTTCTTATTGAAGGCCGACTTAGTGGCCACGAAGAACTTACCGGTCTTCGGGTGGTGGCCGTAGACGATGGCCGGGCTTCCGTCATACTTGGTGGTCAGCTCTGAGTTGTGGCGCTTATCGACCATGTGGCCGTGGGCGTGCATCAGAGTGTCGTACGCGTGCTGGAATCCAGCGGACCCACGCTGGAGGGGATGGTCCTCGACGTGAGTCAGGTGAGTGACTTGAAGGGGCTCGCTGTTCTCGGCAAGGTAGTGCTTGAATCCTATCATCTCTCCGCCTATCTATCGAGAAGTAACGCCGCCAGGACCGCCAGGATC